TGAAACGCCCCCGAGCCCCATCCAACTCTTTACCAAGAACGGCCTGAATCAGCCTGAACCAGCGGCGATCGCGCACGACCGGCCGAGACTGGAAACGATTAGCCCTGACGGTGTCGGATCGTGGGCGGCAATTGTGGGGGACATAGCCTCCGAGTACTTAGGGCTAACGATGCTCCCGTGGCAGATGCACGTATTGGATCAGATGCTTACCTTTAACGCCAATCAAGATCTTGTGCATAGGTCGAGCCTTGTGTCCGTGGCCAGACAGAACGGAAAGACAACCGTCATCCAAGCGCTCATTCTGTTCTGGCTAATCGAGATGCCGAAGATCCGTGGCCAGCGACAAACAGTCGTCTCACTCTCGCACCGTCTCGATCTTGCCTGCATGCTCTTTGAAGAGATCGCCCCGATCCTAGAAAAGCGATGCGGCGCCAAGGTCATTATGTCCTACGGCCGCTACCAAGCGACAATGCCAGACGGCTCAAAATGGTATGTCAAAGCCGCACGGCCCTCCGTCGGCCACGGCATGACAATCGACTTGGCAATCATCGACGAATTGTTTGACGTCTCCGACGAAGTAGAAGCAGGACTATTGCCGGCTCAACGCGCCAGACGCTCGCCACTTACGGCCATGTTCTCCACGGCCGGCACGGAGGCTTCTAAATTGTTTATCCGTCACCGAGAGAATGCGCTTCGGCTTATTGACCTCAAGAAACCTTCGTCGTTCTACTTTGCCGAATGGTCGCCCGAGCCATCGTTAGATCCGCTGCATGAAGCGTCGTGGTATTGGGGCAACCCAGCGATCGGACATTTCCTGACGATTGACACTTTGCGCCAAGAATCAGAAGGCCCCGATCGAGCACTCTTCTTGCGCGGCTCTCTAAACATGTGGGTTGCATCCGCGAACTCTTGGATTCCACACGGCCTCTGGCCCGAGTTGCTCTACGAAGGAGAAGTCCCTGCCGGCGGAGTCGTCGCCGTAGAAGCTTCTATGGACGACACGCGCTACTTCGCCACCCGATCGGTTTCCCTGCCCGATGGCCGCGTTGTTAACTCCGTGGCCTTCACCGCCGAAACACAAAAGGAACTACTGGAGCACCTAGCCGAAATTGCAAAAGACCCAGCCGTTAAGTTTGCGTTCTCTCCGACAATTGACGTGCTAGTCAACTCCGCCACGTTTGACCGCCGCCGAATAGTCGTCGGATACGGCGAGATTCTCAAGTACACGCCAGTCGTCAAAAACATGATCCACGAAATGCGGCTTGTTCACACGGGCGAAGCCATGCTCTCCGAGCACGTCCAACGCGCCGTCCTCGTTCGCACCCAAGGCTCGATAGCCGTCTCATCCCAGAAGTCACCCGGGCCGATCGAGTTATGCCGCACCCTGATCTGGTCGGCAACCTTGGCCTCACAAAATCGCGTCACCCAAAAGCCTTCACTAGTCATCGTCCCGAACTAGCATCCTCTCGGCAGCCGTTCGTGAGCCCTACCTTTCGTCGGGATCGGAAACGCCTCCGAGCGGTTGCCACCATAAACGCGCCAAGTGTGTCATGCTCTAGGGATGGGATTATTTGATCGCAAAGTAAGCAAGGCCGCAATCTCGCCGCCGCCTGCCAAAGCAGCAGCCGCAGGCGCAGGACTTAACTACGCATCAAACAATGCCGGCGTCTCAATGATCGGCCAGTACTACACGTATCAAGAAGGCGAAGCCCGTAACCGTGCCGTACAAGTTGCCGCGATAAATCGCTCGCGCGATCTTATGGCATCGGTTATCGGATGCATGCCGCTCCGCTCTTACGTGGAGCAATGGAACGGCGAATACATGGAGAAGATCTACACCGCTCCTCGATCATGGTTGCGTCGTCCAGATCCCGAAGTGCCTTACAATTTTCTTATGTCGTGGACGTTTGACGACTTGTTCTTTTTCGGCCGCGCATTCTGGTACATCACTTCACGCACGGCCGACGGATACCCAGCATCGTTTACACGTCTTCCAGCCGGCAGCGTCACGACGCAAGACATGGCTGGCCCCGTGTGGTTTGCACCGTCAAAGGCCGTCTACTTCCAAGGCGGCGAGATAGATCCTTACAACCTTGTACAGATTCTTAGCCCAACGCAAGGACTGATCTATTCAGGAACGCAAGTTGTAGAGACAGCATTAAAGATCAACGACGCACGCACACGCAACGCATCTTCAAGCATTCCAGCCGGCGTACTTAAACAAACTGGCGGCGAACCGCTAAGCGCACAGGAACTTGCCGATCTTGCCGCGTCGTTTAACGCTGCACGCGCAACAAATCAAACGGCCGCCCTCAATGAGTTCTTATCGTACGAACCGACAACGATGAGCCCAGACAAAATGCTTCTCATTGAATCAGCAAACTACAGCGCCCTCGAAGCCGCTCGCCTTTGCAATGTCCCACCGTATCTCGTAGGCGTCTCAACCGGATCGTATTCCTACCAGTCATCCCAGCAAGCACGCGCCGACTTGTACATCTTCGGACTCAAAATGTACGCAGAAGCAATTGCGGCTGCACTCTCTATGGACTCCGTTCTTCCACGCGGAACCTACGTCGAGTTTGACGCAGAGTCCTATCTGGAAGAGAACTACATGGCCGACAAAGCCGACGAACCAACCATCCAAGAAAACACTCAAGAAGGACTAGCCAACCGATGATCAAACTAATTGCAGGAGACTTCACGCTTGACGCCGCCGCAGGCGACGCACCACGCCGAACCATCTCGGGAATCGCCGCACCGTACAACGTGGACGCCACCGTCTCCGACGGAACCACCGTTCGCATCTTGCCGGGCGCCCTACCAACCGAAGGCAAAGCCCCACGACTCTTCATGTACCACGACGCCAGCCAGCCTGTCGGCGTTGTCACCGAGCGAGTAGACACTCCAGAAGGCATGCTCTTCACCGCCAAAATCAGCGCAACATCTCTCGGAAATGACGCGCTCGTCATGGCCGGCGACGGCACCATTGACCAAGTCTCAGTTGGGATCAACCCAGTTAAGTTCTCGTACGACGAAGACGGAACCATGGTGATCGAGTCTGCTATCTGGCAAGAATTATCGCTTGTCCCCATAGGAGCTTTTGGCGACTTTGCACAGATCACCAAAGTCGCGGCCAGTATCCACCAGCCCGAAGAAGAAATCAGTAATAATGAAGAACAAGAACCTCAACAGGAGAACCCAATGTCCGAATCAGTAGCAGCACCAGTCATCGAAGCCACCATCCCAACCGCTTCTCTTCCAGCAGTACCGAAGCGCAAGTTTGATCTTCCAACCCCCGGCGAATACATGGCAGCAATGCACATCGGCGGAGAAACATTCCGCAACGTTGCAGCAGCAGCAACCGAGTTCATGCGCTCAAAGCAGACCGCACTTGAAGCAGCCGCAGGCGACGTACTTACTACTGACACTCCTGGCCTCTTGCCAGTACCAGTCCTCGGGCCAGTCTTCCAAGACCTCAACTTTATCCGTCCAGTTGTTAACGCAATCGGCGCACGGGCAATGCCAAACGGCGGAGCATCAAAGACTTTTATTCGTCCAACGATCACTACGCACACAAGCGTCGCTGCACAATCAAGCGAACTTGCTGCCGCATCCGCAACCACAATGGTTATTGCGTCAAACACAATTACCAAAACAACTTTGGCGGGACAAGTCACGCTCTCAATTCAGGACGTCGACTTCACGGATCCAGCAAGCCTCCAGATAATTCTCAATGACTTACTCGGCGAATATCTTATTGCCAGCGATAACGTCGCAGCAGACGCAATTACCGCAGGCGCATCGGCATCTGGCTCGACATGGACATTTGCCACCGCCGATCCATCAACGTTAATCGCAGCATTGTATGACGCAGCAACCGACATTCTGACCGCAACAAACTTCTTGCCAGACCATGTTTTCGTCAGCCCGAACGTATGGAAGCTTCTCGGCAACCAGTTAGACGCAGACAAGCGACCTGTATTCCCGTACACTGGCGCAGCAGGACTTATGGGCGTAAACGGAATGGGCGTTGCAAACATTACGGAAAGAAGCACATTCAACCCGTTTGGTTTGACTCTTATTGCAGACAACAACTTTGCAGCAAACACAATGGTCGTTGCACGCGCAAGCGCTATTGAGTTCTACGAACAAGTACGCGGCCTAATGAGCGTTGAGTTGCCTTCTACTTTGGGACGCAATTTCTCTTACGCAGGGTACGTATCTACGTTTATCGCAGACGCAGACCAAGTCAAGTCCATCATCGTCAGCCCATAATCGGAAGGTAGGCCCTAGTAATGGCCACCTATACGGTCACCAATAAATACCTGATCGACAACTACGCCGTCCTTCAACTCCTCACCCCGACGGAGTTGGAGGTCGGCCAGTCAATTACGGTCGCAGGAGTAGACGCCACATTTAACGGCACCTACACAATCCGCGCTCTTCCGCAATATCTTTACGAAGGCGTAGATTCCGAAGGCGACTTGCTTTACGACGTCAACGTCCCAATCGCCAACCAAGTCCTATACGCAAAGACGGCCGCCGATGTAGATCGCACCGCCGCGTCTGGAACCCTGACCTCAACTCCAACTTGCACATGGATCACGGCCACAGACATTGAAGATTGGCTAGGCATTGGTACGGCCACAGCAGCCGACGCCACGTTTCTTACCATTTGCGCGTCTAGCACAAATCAATTTTGTTGGCGCCGAAGAATGGAAGCCGGCTATGTCGACTCCCTTACGACCGTCCCATCGCAGGATGTCAAACTTGGGACGATTATGTACGGCGGAGCGTTGTACCGGCAGCGCGGATCTATGGATTCCTTTGCATCCTTCCAGTCAATGGGAACCGCTCCCGTCATG